CCGGGCGACGACTCCGGCGAGGCTTCTAGCGTTGCCCGTGGATGATGTACGCGACGTTCGGATCGTTCCACGGCCCGCCCGGCAGATCGATCACTTGCCCGGCCGCGAACGTGAGGCCCTCGAGCCCGAGGAGCGGACGCCGCGAGATCGGATCGTAGATCGTGACGTCGCGGAGCGGATACGAGGCCCTGAGCGCGACGTGCTCGCGCACGCCGATCGGCATTTGAATCACGCGGCCATCCGGCGCGATCGCGGCATAGGCTTTGTTGACGCCGTCGTTCCGGTTCCCCTTGTCGTCGGCCTGGCCGTCGCCCTCCCAATGATGATGCGGTTGGAACGGCGCGACCGGGTTCGGCTCCGTCCACTGCGTGTTCGCTTTCGTCCAGTTCTCGACGCCGACGGGGATCAGCTCCTCGACGCCGATCACGGCGGCGACGAGATCCGCGAACCCGGGGATCTCCCAAAAGTTCGGCGGCCGCGGCGCCCCGCTCGAGGACGGCCGCCCGTCGCCGTAGACGCCGGTTCCCGTGTGGATGGTAAAGATCGGCGCGCCGCACATGATCGCGATCGCGCGCTTCATGGCGAGCACGAGCCGGTTCGTTTGCTCCGCGACGCTCGAGCCCGGCCCCGGGCCCTCCCAATCGGCCGACACGAGCGGGCCGTCATGGTGGAAATCCCACGCCTGCCGCGCGTCGCGCCATCCGTGATCGCCGCCTCCGCGCTCCGTGTGGCGGATCATCACGGCGCCGCCGACGGCCTGGATCCGCGCGCGCCAGTCTTTCGCCGCGCGATCGATCTCCTCCTCCGTCGCGCCGGCTGGCGGGAAAAACGCCGAGAGCGCGAGCATGTTCGGGATCAGCGGGCGGATCTCGCGGGCCATCGCCTGGAGCACCTCGACGGCATCGCCGCCGACGGCCGATTCGTTCTGCATTTCGACGAGCAGAACCTTCTCCGCCCGGCCCGCCGCGATCACGCCGCCGACGTCGCGGGCGAGGCGCCGGAGATCGTAGCCGGTGCCCTTCCCGCTCAGCGTGATCCCGCTGCGGATGCCGAGCGCCCACGCCTGATCGATATCCCGGCCGACGGCGCCGAGGTGATCGGGGAACGTCGCCGGATCGATCTTGAGCGGATCGTTCCAGTTCACCTCCTCGAGCGGCCGCTTGTAGCGGATGCCGAGCGAGGCGAGATACTCGAGGTTCGCGCGGTAGCGATCCGGTTCGTTCCGCGCGCCCTGTAGGCTCCACATGACCGTCGCGCCGACGGGACGCGTCGAGCCGCCTCCATCGACGAGCGCGCGCCCGTCGGGCCGCACGACGCCGGCCTGCGGGCCTCCGCCTCCTCCGCCGCTGATCTTGCGGAGGCGCCTCACTGGACGATCTCCACCGTGAGCACGAACCCGACGATCTTTTTCCCCGGCCCGGCCGGGTGGTTCGCGTCGGAGGTTTGCTCGATCTGTGCCTGGACGGTTCCGATCTCGTTTCCTTCGTAGACGCGCCACTGCTCGAGATCGCCCGCGTCGGTGTTCCCCGTCGGTTTGTGGTACCCCTGGCGATCGAGGCCCGCGGAGTACTGGCCGAGATCGGCGCCCGCCAGGCAGTCGTGATCGACGTTCGTGAACACGTAGCGATCGCCCGGGATCTTTTTCGCGCGGTACCTGGTGCCGGCGGCGCCCTCGCCGACGTAGAGCACGCCGCGCCAGTCTTTCAGATCGCCGCCCTGCGATCCCCAAATGCCGGTGCCTGGCGCGTCGGGCGCGATCAGCTTGAGCCCGGCGCCGCGGAGTTGAACGATCTTCCCGTCAATTTCCATCTTGAGCCCCTTTGTAAGTTTGCGAGGTTGCGGAGGTTTCGGAGGTTCGATCGGCGGAACGATCGGCGGGATAGGCTCGAGCGTCGCGGCGCCGGCGCGCGCGGCCGCGGCGACGCAATCGTCGAACGCGCGACGGAGCTCCGGATCCGAAACGATCCCGTTCGCCCGATCGAACGCGAACGGCGCGATCACTTTGATCCGCGGCGAGAGGTTCGCGATCGAGTCGAGCCGCTCGAGCGCCTCGAGCACCTCCGCGATCGTCCATTGAAACTGTGTATAGAACATCGGGATCACGCCACAGTCGCGCGGCCATTGCGCGAGGTTCGCGCGCGCCTGGCGCTCCCATCGGGCGAACGTGTCGGCGAGCGTCTCGCCCTTCACGCGATAGAGCTCCCACAGAACGAGATCGAACGAGCGGAGCGTGCCGGCCGGGATCGTCCAGTCGCTCTCGCCGTCGTGCGCCAGGAGGAGCCGGCCCGCCGGCATCGGTGACGGCGGCGCCGGCGCCTCCGTGTACGTGCCCAGGGTGAACAGATCCGGCCGGCCGGAGCCCTCCGCCTTGAACGGGTAGACGCTGATCGGGTGCGAGAACGAGAACGTCGGGAACGGCGCCGGCGCCGGCGGGTTGATCTGCTCGAGCGCGACGAACGGGAACGTCGTCGGCCGGCCGCCAGGCCAGAACGGGAGCGGCGTCGCGGCGCCCGTGCGAACGTCGAGATCGTATCCCCAAATGTCGCCGGCGCCCTCGCCCTCCGTACTCGAGATCGCGATCCGAACCGTGTCGGGCCCGGCGGCCGCGATCGCGTGCCATCCGTCGCCGACGGGGAGGATCGGGAACGCGCGCGCGCTCGAGGCGAACGGGTGAAGGATGATCCCCTTCTGGCCGTTGTAGTAGGCGATCCACCATGCGCCGGCGACGAACACGGCCTGAGCTTTCCAGAGCCCGCCGGCGTTGTAGTAGGCGGGCGCCGGCAGGTTCGCGACGCCGACGTCGAACCCCTCCGTCCAGATCGCGCGCCTGGCGCCCAGGAGTTGCAGGGCGCCGGCGTGCCCAGGTGTCAGCGTCCACTCGTCGCCGGCGAGCTCACGAACGAGCGTCGGGCCGTTTGAATGGTACGCGGGTTTGTAGGCGATCGCCGCGTCGGGCCCCATCCCCATCAGGCCGGCGTCGCGGAGCCGGAGGCCCGTCGTCGTGTAGATCCCGCGGTCCTCGCCCCTCGAGCCGAGCCAGGCGGCGACGTGCCCGCCTCCGGCGTATATCAGGTTTGCCGGCGTCTCGACGTCGAGCGCGTCGTTTGCCAGGCGCGCGAACGTCCTCGAGTACTGGCGGAGGGCCGCCGGCGCCGCGGCGATCGAGGCGCTCGAGGAGCTCGTCGGCGTGACGGGGAATTCGACGCGGCGGATCGCGCCGGTGATCTTGTCGTAGCTCGAGACGATCCAGCCGTCGGCGCCGTTCGCGAACGCCGCCAGGTTGCGATCGATCCAGCCGCCGGCGCCGCCAGGCGAGAACGCCCGATTGTTGATCGACGCGTTTCCGCCTCCGACGCCGTGCTCGACGTCGAGGGATTCCGGTTCTATGAACGGCATCGGCCGCCCTCCTCGTGTGTTCTACGGTTGCGATCGAAACGTACGGAACCGCTCGAGAACATCGTCGGCGTACGCCGCGGAGCGGAGCGGGCCCGTCGGCGCGTTGCCGCCGCGGCCGCCATTGTACGCGGCGAGGCCGGCGCGCGTCGCGGCCGCCTGGCGCCCGCCCTCGAGCCCGCGATAGAGGCGCGCGGCCCACTTCACGTTCGCCGCCAGGTGCACGGCGCCGATCGCGAGGTTCGCCGCGGGATCGGCGACGAGGCCCGGGAGGTACTTCCCGCGGTATCCGTGCTCTCGAGCGACGGCGCCCATAATTTGCGTGAGCCCCCACGAGGCTTGCTGGCCCCACCATTCGTTGTCGGCGTCGCCGGCGAGCGCGGGGAAATCCTTCGGGGGAAACTTCGCGAGGAGCTCGAGCTCGCTCACGGGCCGGAACGGCGCGCCGGTTCGCACGTTCCAAAAGTAGCGGTACCGCGGTTCCGGGTTCCACGCGGCCGGATCGTTCGCGGATTCTTTCTCGACGAGCGCGGCGAGGAGGTTCGGATCGAGGCCGGCCGCCGCGGCCGCGGCCTCGAGCTCCGCGGCGAACGTCATCGCCGCCTCCGTCTCAGAACGCGCGCCGCGAGGAGCATCGCCAGGCCGACGACGAGAAAGATCGCCGGGATCCTCATCGTCGGCCGGGTTGTGTGACGTGAGAGATCACCTTGCTCTGCATGTCGACGAGCCGGAGCCGCTCGTCGATCTCGAGCTTCTCCCGCTGGAATTGTTCCCACTGATCGCGCCCCTCCGGCGACACCTTCCGACGATCCTCGCACGCGTCGTGTTTGTCGTTCATGCTCCACCTCGAGACGAGCCGGCGGAAAAACTTCATAGATCGTCGACCAATCGTTTGACCGTCATTGACTCCAAATCCGCCCGGTTGAGAATGATCGCGCCGGCGTCCTCGACGCCGACGTAGATCTCGAATACGTGCCACTCGCGCCGGCCGCTGAACGTGCCCAGGTAACGGCCGGCGAGCGCCCGCGGTTTCCCGTACCGCGGGTGCCCGACGTCCCACACCTTCGACGGAATATCCTCGAGGTAGTACGCGAACCCAGGCACGAGACGCGGGAGCATCTCACTTGCCGCCGTTCGCGCCGAGGAGCTTCCGGTTCACGGCGCCGACCTGTGTCGCGACGTGCATCAGTTGCTCCGTTTGGGTTTCGAGGATCCCCGTGTTCCGGAGCGCGACGTCGCGCCAGAATACGATCTGCTCGCTCTGCAAACGCGATTCCGCCTCCCATCGCTCTTGGCAGTCGGCCAGGGCGGCCGCGTGTCGGGCCTCGAGCTCGACGAGATCCTGGCCCCATCGCCAGATCCGGAGCTTGTTCCCGACGAGCACGAAAACGAGGAGCGTCGCGAAAGAGACGCTGCCGAGCGTGTTCGCGATCTTTGCTGCGTCCTCAATGCTCATCAGTCCGGAACCCCTTCCCTATGATCGCCGATCAGAACTCAAACGCGGTGACGGTGATATTTTTCGCCGCGGCCGTTCCGCCGACGGTGGCGCCGAGCATGAGATCGATCCAGTACGCGGTGCCGAGCACGAGCCCGGTAACGATTACGGTGAGGTGAAACGGAACCCGCTGATTGTTGGCGGCCGCGAGGAAATTCTGGATCGAGCCGACGGAGGTTCCCGTGATCGCCGCGGCGTTCGCCGGCGCCGATCCGGTGCCGTAGTAGATCCCGAGCTTCGCGCCGTCGGCCGTCGTCGTGTTCTGGACGTCGCCGTAGATCGAGATCGCGATCCGGCCCGTCGTCGCCGGCGTGATCGCGCCCGCGAGCCCCATCATGAGCCCGGTTGTATTGTTCGTGCCCGTCGGATCCGCCGGCGTCGCCTGGTAGGACGCGCCGCCTCCGACGAGCGGAGCGACGACGCCGGCGTCGTTCACCTGCGAGAGCTTCCCGCCGCTATTCGCGAACACGACGATCTTTCCTGATCCCGGTGTCGCCGGCGTCGCTTCGTTCGTGAGAATGATTTCAGACATTGCGCGCGAGCTCCTCTAGACGCGGCCGATCGTGCCGCCTTGAAATTTGACGAACGGAGTAAATCCGAAATTCGCGGTCTGGTAGAACGTCAGGAGGATCTCCATATCCGGCGAACCCTGATACGCGATCTTGAGAATGTCGCCGCGCGCGGCGTTCGGGAGCGACGCGAAATCGAACGTTTGATCCGGAATGTTCCCGCCGATCAGTTGTGCGACGACTCGCATTTTGCACGAAAAGATCTGCGGGTACGTGCGGAGTATTTGGAGCCCAGGCCGACACGGGAGCCGGAGCCGCCATCCGAGGCCGACCGTCGTCGCGTGATTGACGCCCTGGCTCCCTTGGTTCGCCGTGAGCACCGATCCGTTGTCGGCGGCGTTGTCGCCGGCCGTGTTCGTCGCGGCGACGGTGGAATTCTGAACGAACCCGGTAGCCGGGAACCCGATAAAGTGAAACCCCGCCTGGATCCATCCCCCGGTTTTTTTCGTGTTCGGGAGATTCGCCTGATACCCCTGCACGAAAAACCCGCCAGGCCAGAGCCAATCGATCGTGCCCTCATTCGAGATCTGTAGCGTCGCCGGTTGATTCTCGATCGAGAGATCCATCCGGCAAGTCATCGGGCGGCCGCCGGTGATCTCGAGCCGGCCGATTACCTCGAGCTCGCCGGCGGAGCCGATCTCGATCTGGTTCGGTACGACCCATCCACTCTCAGCCGCGATCACACTCGAGCCGGCGACCGTGATCTGCGCGCCGCTGCTCCCGCCTCCGCCGGCGACGGCCGTGTCGACATAGCCCTTCGTCGCGGCGTCCTGATCGTCGTCGGGATCGTCGACGAACGTGAGCTTGTTTCCGCCGAGCGATTGATTCGCGCGGAACGAGGTTCGCCCGTCGGAGTAGATATCGCCGGCGTTGATCGGGCCGCCGGCCGTGAGGGTGCCCGGCGTGCTCGAGGCGCTCGAGCCCTCGCCCGACGTGAGCGCCTTCCATTGCTCGACGTACGAACCGGCGTACTCGTCTGATTCCTGCGTCGTGAGCCGGTACTCCCATAGTTCCGCGTTCACGAGGTGTACGCGAACCGTCGCGACGAGGAACGAGGCGACGAGCCCGCCGCGGTACGTCGTATCGACCTCGAGCTCCTGGCCTGGCAGGAACCCGTCGACGTCGGTGAATACCTCGAGCTCTCGCGCGTTGCTGCTCTCGCGTACGAGGATCTGAGTCGCGAGCGCGACGCCGGCGGCGTAGCTCACGATCTCCGGGTGATCCTCGCGGAACGTGATCGGCGCGGTGCCAGGCGGGAGGCTCGCGGGAACCTTGACGTGGAACGGGAACACGGCGAGATACACGAGCTCGAGGAGGGTTCCGGCCTCCGGCGGATCGCCGGCGCCGATCGCGATCGTGCCGCGGCCGGCCGTGACGTCCCACTCGTACCGCGAGCCGGAGCCCGGGCCGCCGATCGGCACGGCGAGCGCGCCGTTCTCGAGGATGTAACCCTGCGTCCAGCCGGCGGCGCCGGCGGGATCGGCGCCGAGTTGCAAATGATCGAGCGGGATCGTTCCCTCGCCGTACCAGAACGCCGCGGCGCTCGACGTCGAGACGGCGATCGAGTCGCCGGCGACGCCGATCGCGAGCGCGTTCACGGCCAATTGATCCGGGTATCGCATGTACCCGTCGGCGTCGGCGTTCACAGGAGTCGAGGGCGCGTATCCGCTCCCGCCGGCGCCGACGATCGCCGCGGCCAGGTTCGCCAGGCTCGCGTTGATATCGCCGCCGATCAGCACCTCGCCGGCGACGTCGCCGACGAGCGACGCGCGGAACGTGTACGTCGAGGATCCGAGGGTGACGGTTTCCGCGGCCGCGAAATTGCTCGCGCCCGTCGGGCCGAGAAACGCGTGCGACCTGGCGCCGGGAAAGTAGTCGCCGATCACGGCCTGGATATCGACTTCCCAGGCCGTCTCGCTCCCGTCGGCCGTCCATTGCTGCGTCGTGACGCCGTTCCCCGTCGGGCCGCACAGGAGATCGACCGTGTTCCGCGGGAGGTTCGGCGGATCCGCCCAGGTGAGATCAAACGCGTTGATATTCGCGTCGGTGATCGTGACGGGCGCCGGCGGATCGAGCGGCCGGAATATGTCGAGCTCTTTCAACGGGAGCACGCGGAAAACGATCCCCGTCGCATCGGTGATCCGCTTGAACGCGTCGGGTACCGTGATCGCCGTCCACTCGATCGGCGGAACGGTGATCCCCGTCGCCGCGGCGTCGTACGTGATCCCGTAGACGGCGAGCGACTGAGCGACGATCTCCGCGATCACGTCCTCGAGATCTTGGATCACGGCCGACACGAGGGTGACGGGATCCGCGTCCTCGAAATAAATCGAGTAGTCGACGCAATCGACCGATCCGCGGTTCGCCGGGTTGCTCTCGCTCATCCCGCCGATCCGCCGCGCGAGCACGAGCCCGCCGAAGATCGGCGTTACGCCGTCGCGCGCGTAGACGAGCACGGGCGCGCCGCGGGCCGGAATGTACTCGTCGCCGATCACGAGGCTCGCCGTCGCCTGGCGGTTTAGGGTGAGCTCGAGATCGGCCTCCTCGATCTCCGGCGTGACGTCGACGCCGCCGATCATGATCAGGAGGCCGGCGATCTCCATCGTGTATTCCCGCTCGCCGAACAGATCGACGGGATCCGTCGCGCGAACGGTGAACGTGTAGGCGCCGGCCGACGTGAGAAACCCCTGCAGAATGCCGGCGCTCGTGAGCTCGAGGCCCGGCGGGAGATCGCCGTCCTCGACCGTGAACGTAAACGGCGCGCCGAACCCGCCGAGCGCGGAGAGATCCGCGAGGTATGCGGTTCCGCGCGTGCCCTCCTCGAGCGTCGAGGGCGAGACGACGATCGGATCCGGATCGACGACGACGATCGTGAGCTCGAGCACGCCAGGACAATCGTTGTCGTCCGTCGCGCGGATCACGATCGTTGAGGATCCGACCGTCGTCGGGATCCCTGAGAGCACGCCGCCGCTCGAGAACGCGAGGCCGTCGGGGAGCTCGCCCTCGATCAGATCCCACACATACGGCGCGGTTCCATTCGCGGCCGCGAACGGGATCGAGTAGGAGCCGCCGACGAGGAGATCGTCGAGCTCCGTCGGCGTGATATCGATCAGCGGACAGCCGCCCAGGAGGGAGATCGTCCACGTGAACGAGTCGCCTCCGTAGGCGCCCGACGCGCCGACCGTGCAATTGAACACGCCGAGCTCCGTCGGGATCCCCGCCCATCCGAACTCGTTGAGCACGCCGACGGGCCAGGGATTGAACCCGCCAGGGAGGAGCGCGCGGACCTCTTTGTGTACGAGCTTGATCCCTGGCGGGAGCGATCCCGACGTGATATGGAATTGCGTTTGTAGCGAACCGAACGGCGCGCCGCTCTGCGTCCACTCGAGGAGGTTCGGGCCGTCGGAGGGCCCGCCGACGAGGAGATCCGCGGCCGGCGGAGGAGGGCCGCCCGACGGCGACGAGAGATCGTGAGCGCCCGGATCGGCCTGGTACCACGCGTACGACGGGTTTAGCCGGTGCGGGTTCGGGTTCGGGATCCCGCCGTTCAATTGAACGCCGAGCGACGCGGAACGAGCGGACATAGTTAGCGACTCCTCACGCCGACCCGCTCGAGCTCGTTCGGGAGGTGTCGGGCCTGATTGCGCGCGACGGTGCGACCGTCGAGTTGTGTAACGTTCGTGATCTCGATCGGCCTCGAGCCGATCGCGCTCATGCCGAACGAGCGGCCCTCGCCGGAGAACGCGTAATCCTCATCGCCGCCGGAGTAGAACAGCGTCGGCCGTGTGACGCGGCCGAACCCGCCGTCGGCCATCCCCTCGACGGGCGGGAGCGCCGGCCCGGCGGAGCCGCCAGGCGCCGGCAGGGTGATCGCGCGGAGCGCGGCCGCGAGCCGGTTCACGTCGGCCGTTACATCGTCCGACCACGAGGCCCACGCCGCCTTGTTCTCGTCGATCTTCGGGCCGAGCGCGTCGAGGGCGGCGCTCGCCTGCGTCGCGGTTTCGATCGTCGCTTGCGCGCCCTCCTCCGTCGCCTGCGTCGCCTCGCCTTGCTTCGCCGCCTGCTCGTCGAGCGCCTTTGTTACTTCGTCGATAACGGCCTGGGCGGCCTTCGGATCGCCCTTCGGCGTGCCCTGCGTCATTTTGATCCAGAGCTTCTCGCCGGCGTCGCCGAGCTCGAGGAGCTTCGCGTGGAGCGCGTCGAACCCGCCCATAGAGTCGGCGAAATCGACGACGAGATCGCGCCCCTTGTTGCGATCGAGCGCGGACCATATCGCCTTGATCCCTTGCACGGCCGCCATTGCCGCGGCGACGATCCCGCCGATCCCCGTCGCCATGCTCGCGATCCCGCTGAGGGCCTGGCCGTCCTTGAACGCGGCGAACCCTTTCTTCATATCGGCGAGGCCCTTCACGCCGAGATCGAGCGACGAGAGCACGGTGCCGATCCCTCGAGCGACGTTGGACATAGCGCCGCCGGCGATCTGCGCGAGGTTCGTGAACGCGCCGACGATCGTTTGCAGATCCGCGGAGAACCGGCCCGCCCAGGTGCTCCGCGTCGCCTGATCCGCGGCGTACCATCGTTCCCACGCCGCTTGTAGTTCGGCCGCGGTGAACACGCCGGAGTCGCGCATCTGCTCATAATCGCGGCGCGCGTCGCTCGCCGTTTTCTCGAGCTCCCCGCGCGTCGCGACACCTTGAGCGCGCATCCGTTGCTCGATCGTCGACGCGGTTCCGTTCGCGACGTCGATCTGGTTCTGGTAGAACGCCTTGATCGCGGCGAGATCGGCCTGGTACGTGCCGCCGCGAACGGTGCTCGCGGCGTTGAGCGCGGCGATCTCCGCGTCGCGCTTCGTCTCGATCTGCTCGACTTCGTACGCGGTGCCGGAGCGCGTCGCGTTCTCGAGCTCCTGGCGGTATTTCGCGGCCTGCTGTAGCTGATCGGCGATCGCCTTGCCCGACGCGTCGGCGATCTTCTGCTGGCCGTCCTGCCACTCGTCGATCGCCTTGCGAATGAATTTACTCGACGCCTCCGCCATATCGCGGTGCGCTTTTTCCCAGGTGTCGGCGATCTCTTTCGCGTTTTTCAGGCTCTCGAGATAGGTCTGAACGGCATCGGCGGAGATCCCGAGGGCCTTCGCCGTCGTTTCCGCCGACACGCCGAGCCGCTCGTTTGCTACCGCCTGGCGTTGCTGCGCCTCCGTGAGCGGGATCGCCGCGGTGCGGATCTTCTCGAGCGCGTCGGCGACCTCTTTCGACGGCGCGGCGCCGGCCGTGAACCCCTTCACCATGCGCGCGTACGCCGCGGCCGCGTCCTCCGTCGGAGCGACGGCGGCCTTCGTTTCCGTCGTGAGCTTCCGCCTCGAGAGGATCGCGGTTTCGATATCCGCGTCGCTCGCCTTCACGCCGCGCGCCCAATTCGAGATCTTCGTCGCGCCGAACTCGAAAGACTCGCCGATCGACATCTGCGCGTCGCCGAACAATTTGAGCTTCGCGATCCACGATCCGACTTCCCATCCCGCGATCGCGGCGCCGAACGCCAGGGCGGCGATCCCCGCCGTCGACATAGCGGTGCCGACGCCGGCCGACGTGATCCCCAGGGTTTTCAGGAGCGGGAGGAGCGTCGTAATTGCGCCGGCGACGGTGCCGAAGATCAGGAGCACGGGCCCCGCGGCCGCGGCGATCGCCAGGAGGCCGACGGCGCCGAGCTTCACGGGTTCGGGGAGCTTCGCGAACCACTCCGCGGCCGCCTGGATATACGGCACGATCGACGAGATCACGCCGATCGCCGACGTCATGATCGGCACGAGCGACACGCCGAGCGCCGTCGCGGCCTCCTCGACGCGCGATTTCATGATCCGGAGTTGGTTCGCCGGCGACTCGAGGGTGCGCGCGAGATCGCCCTGATCGTTTCCCGTTTGCTTGAGGATCGCGCCCCATCGGGCGAGTACCTTCTGCTGCTGTGTGAGCTCTGCGCCTTGCTTCGCGATCCCGTTCGTGTACGCGAACGTTTTGATCGTGGCGTCGTCGACGAGGATCCCGATCGCCTTGAGCGGTTCCGCCTCGCCCGTCAGGCCCGATTTAATTTTGGTGAGGGCCTCCTCCATCGGGATATTTCGGAACGAACTCATGTCGGCCGCGAGCTTGACGACGCCCGTCGACATATCGAACGCGGCGTCCTTCGCGAACCCCATTCCCGTTGTCATGTTGAACAGGGTTCCCGCCATCTTCTCAGTCTCGAAACGATTGAGCCCGAGCGTGTCGGAGAGGTTTTTCGCCCAGGCGTCGGCGGCCGACGTCATCGATCCGAACGACACCTCGATCAGGTTTCTCGACTCGACGGCATCCATGCCGAGCTTCGCGATCACGGCGCCGGCGCCGACGATCGGGAGCGTGAACGCCGCGGTGAGGCCGGCGCCCACGGTTTGCGCGGTTTTCCCGACGATCGAGAGTTGATCGCCGAAATCCTTCGTTTGCTTTTTCGCGTCGAGGAGGTTCGCGCCGAGCCCCTTCGTTTTTTTCGTCGCCTCGTCGAGCCCGGCGTTGAACTTTTTATCGTCCGTCGAGAGCTCGAGAACCGCGCGACCGAGGGCCGCTTCGCCTGCCATGTGTTACCCCTTCCGCGTTGCTACGCGGCGAACCGGGAGGCGCGCGAGCACCTCATCGGAGAACAGGGCCGCCCGTTTCGGCGGCGTCGCCGGCGACGCCTGGCCGGCCCTGGCGCGGCGCTCCCACTCGTCGGAGATCTTCCGCGGGTTCGTGAGCGCGCCCGTTCCGACGGCGATCACGTTCGCCGCCCTGATCGATTCTTCCGCCTCGAGCCGCGGGAGCATCCGTAAGCACGCGCGGACTATCCCCGTCGGCGTTTCCGCGAGCCAGGCGCGCGGCGCCCCGCCGTAGAAGCGAATGAGCCGCGGGAGAGCTTCGTCCCAGGGGAGAGGCTCGCCGGCGTCTGACCCTCGCCCATCGCCCTTACCGCCTGGATCAGTGTCGGCGTTAAGAGCTCCGTGAAAACCTTGAAGATCATGATCCGCTGGATCGCGGTGAGCTTCCGGAGCACGGGCGCCGGCGCCTCGAGCGCGACGCCGGCGATCTCTTTCAGCCGCTTCTCGAGCTCGAGCTCCTCCGCCGGCGTGAGCGACGCCGCGCGCGTGAGGAGGGTTCCGACGCGCGAGGAGACGCGCTCGAGGAACCGGAAATTCTCGAGGGTGAGATCGTTCGTTGTGCGGAGCGGGTATCCGATCCCGTCGATCTTCACGACGGGCCGATCGGTTTCAGTGGTGAGATCGAGGATCGTTCTGTCGGCCATGGTTTGCACCTACGCCTGCGGGTTGCTGGTTGACGACGACGAGCCCGCGGCGTTTGCATTCGGCCTCGAGCTCGAGGAGCTCCGCGGCGGCCGCGGCGAGCTCCTGGCGGGTTGTTTTGATCGTGAGCTTGTGAGCGGCGACGCGAGCGCGCGCGGCGCGGATCTCCGTGAGGAGCTCCGGAACCGATCGCGTCGACGTCGCCGCCATGGGTAACGGTCTAGCTTTCCGCTTCCGCGGTCTGCACGACGATCCGCCCGAAGTACTCCGACGGATCCGACGCGCCCGGATCGACGAGCGCCGTCCACTCGATCGCGAGCATCGCCGGCTTGTCCTTCGTGTAAACGGGTTTCGGTTCGCCCGTCTGCGCGGCGCGAGGGCATTCGTACTGCATCGCGCCGTCCTCCATCTCCGGCGACGGGCCGCGGAGGAGAACCGCGCGCGTGTCGACGACGAACCCGCGCGACAGGCCGATCTTCTTCGTGCCCGGCGTGCCCGGGCCCGCGGCCGTCGGCGTGACGGTGTTCCCGTTGATCGCGAACGAATACTGCTCGAGGGTGACGTCGACGAGCATCAGGCCGATCTTGAGATCCTCGCTCGAGCGGAACACCTTCCGCGATCCGGCGTCGCCCAGGGAGCGCCAGAACGCCATCGATTGCGCGTGCTCGATGTTGACGCCGGCCTCGTCGTAGTTCAGCGGGCCGGCGGATCCGATCAGCGTCCAGTCGGTAGAATCCGGCGATTCGTCGACGGCCGGGAACGGCGTTCCGACGGGAGCGACCCACATCGTAAACGGCGCGCCGATTACCTCGAGCGGTGCGGAATTTCTCATGATCTCTACTCCTCCAATGCGGCCGACTCACGATCGGCCAGGGCGAACGAACGAACGATCTACGCCGCGGCCGCGCGCGCGTTGTCGGCCAGGGCAAACTTGAATTCTGATTGCAGGTTTTTGATCAATTGCTCGCGGCCTCGAGCCATCCCGACATACTCGAATTTCCGGAACACCTGCCAGATCGACGGGCCGAACAATTCGCGGATCGGGAGCGCCGAACGGTTCGGCGCCGGCCCGCGCCTCGAGCTCGAGCCGCCGGCGCGTTGAAACACGCCGCGGTGCCCGCTCCGCATCGTCGCGATAAACGCGCCCGGGATCGCCTTCCGGCCGCCGGCGCCCTTGACCGTGACGCCGGCGCCGCGGCCGCGCGACGGTTCCGGGCCCTTTGCGCCGAGCTCGATCAGCGGGATCCGTTTCGCGTTCGCGTAGAGGCGCGCGCGGAGCCGCTCCGGTGTCGCGAGCTCCGTCCGGATCCGATCCTTCACGACGCCCTGCTTCACGCCGAGATCCGGCGCGATCACGCGGACCATTGCGACGTTCGCCGAACCGATCGCCCGGTTGAGCGCCCGCATTTGCGCGAGCGGCGCGCGCGCCTTGAGCCGCTGGATCATCTCCGGCGCGTTCGTCGTGACGGTGAGATCAGCCATTACGGCGCCTCCGGAACGCCGTACGACGGGTTTCCCCACTCGTCGACGTAGGGACACGAATAGAAGATCTCGAGGCCGATCGTCGTCGCGCCTGGCGGCCGCTCGATCGTTCTCGTGACGCCGCGTTTCATAACCCCTTTGAGGATCGATCCGAGCGTCCGATCCTCGAGCTCGATCGCCTTTTTCAGATCGCCGAGGAGGAGCTCGAGATTGATCCACGCGTCGAGCGCGTCGGATTTCCCGATCGCTTGCACGGCGACGGGGAGCGTATTCGAGATCCGGCCCTGCTCCTCCGCGAGCTCGTCGCCAGGCACGAGCGCGATCGCGTAGTCGGGATCCGCGGGCCCGAGCTCCCCCGTTCCGCCGATGAACACTTTCAGGCCGGCGTCGGAGTCGTAGCCGTTCGCCTTCGTGATCGTGGCGGCCAGGGCGCCCAGGCGCTCGAGAATGAGAACGCGGCGCGTGATCATCCCTTGCGCCCTCGACGCGGCGCCGGCGCGCCTGGCGCCGCCTGGCCGGCCGCCGGCGGCGCCGTCATACGCGCGAGCGCCTTATCGATCTCCGGCCAGAAATCGCGCGCCTTCGCCCGGAAGATCTTCGCCGGTTGCGCGATCTTCTCCCCGATCGGGCGGCCGTGCTCGTCGACTTCCGTCGCGATAATTTGCACGAGGATCACGTCGCAGCGGTACGCCATCAGTGAACCACGCACACGGGATCGGGATCGGCGCCCGTCCGGTAGAACGCGCCGGCCGTGAGCCCGCCGGCGAGCGCCGCGGCGTTGTTGGCGTGAACCGCCAGGCCGATCACGTGGAGCTTACTCGTCGGCGTCGGCGTGCCGATCCCCAGGAGGCCGGCATGGGTGAGCCGCATCGTTTCCGCGTTCCCGTTCACGAACACGACGGCGCCCAGGTCGTACGAGATCATGAAATTCGTTCCGCTCGTCTCGAGGATCGATATCCCGTCGAGCGATACGCCGGCGTACTCCTGGCCGCCCTGGTTCGGGCCGTACTGTGTCAGAACGAGGTTCCCGCCGAACTGGTTCACGACGCCGGCGGAGGAGCGGCCGCCGGCCGACGTGCTCCGGAGCCATTGAATAGGCTCCGTCATTTCCGCCAGGATCGCGAACGGCGACGCGGCCGGCGCGCCGATCCCGATCCGCGTGAACTCCGGCGTCGCCGAGCTCCCCGCGGCCGCCCACACGGGCGGCGCGTCCTCGCCGGCCGACGTGAGCACGTAGCCGGCCGGGCCAGGCTCGAGCCAGTCGACGCCGGCGAGCTCGTTCGCGGCGTTGCGGAGGAGGATCGCGCCGTCGGCGATCGCGTCGTCGTCGAATACGGCGTTGAGGAGATCGACGGTTCGGTTCCAGTCCGACGGCCGGAGCTTCGACACGTCGGCCAGATCGGGAAACGTCGAAACGAATAGCGGCGGCGTGAGGCTCATTGGATCCACGTGTCCTGAATAAATCCGCCCTGCGCCCATCCCGGGAGGAGCACGAGCCGGAGCCGCGTGTGATCGCTCTCGAGGCCCGCGAACCCCTCGACGCGCCATCGTAGCGTCGCGCCAGGCGAGGGCGGCCCGTCGAGGAGATCCGCCCAGGACGGCGACGGCGCGTTCACGATCGAGCCGTGCGGAATGTCGACGAGCGGAACGGCGAGCACGTACGAACGTTCGCGACGCCGGAGCTCGAATCCCCCCGGGTGATCTTCCGTTTCAGGGGAGAGCCAAATTCCGCGCGTCGCGATCGGATCGAACGTCGCCGGCGGCGCCGCCTCGAGGATCGCGTCCACTCCATGCGCGGAGAAATTGAGAGTCCGAACGAGCGCACGGAGCGACGAGAGATCCATCGGCGGCCGCCCTGGCCTTTAGGTCTGAAGATCGCCGCCGTGCGAGAGGAGAACGACGCCCGTCGTATCGCTCGCGCCGCCGTCGACGACGCCGCACGAGTAACCCGCGAACGTGTTCCCGCCGGCCGTTTTGGTGAACCGCTTGTTCCCCTCATCCCAGTACAGGCGATCGCCCTCCGCCCACGCCTGCGACGGCGCTTTCGCGTGGGAGATCACGCCTTCCGTGAGGCCGTTGAACCGCGCGCCCTCCGCGGCCGTGACGGTGGCGATCACGACGAGATCGCCGATCTTGGTGCCGCGGCCCGACACGACGCCGCCCGAGGGCGCCGTGAATTCGATCGACTCGCCGGGCTGTACGAAATTCTTCATCGCCTGATCTCCTGTGAACGCCTGATCCGAAACCGCTCGAGAAAGAGAAACGACGGCGCCGGCCTCGACCTGGCCGGCGCCGCGCGCCGACTACGTGTTTTCGTCGCCGGCGTTCTTGTAGAGCCCGCGCCAGTCGAGCACCTTCGCCGCGAAATCCTCGCGACACTTGATCTCGATCCCGTCGACGTCGAACCCGATCCGCGTCTCGATCGTCGGGCCCTCCTCGCCTTCGAGGTACCCGTATTCGATGATGTCGATCTGCGCCGGATCCGCCGCGAGGTACCACGCGAGCGGTTCGTTGTCGAGCCGCGGTTCCGCGATCACGACGAGTTTTCCCGTGAACGGGTTCACGGAGGCGACGAGCGCCGGCGTGATCGGCATGACGACGGCATCGGCGCGCGTCTCGAGGGCGGAGCCGACGAGGAGGTAACGCGGCGCGATGTTGAGGCGCTCGCCGTCGAGCGATACCTGCTGGCGCATGGCGGCGCGCGCGGCGCCCAGGCTCTCGACGTCGATCACGTCGCCGCTCGCGTCGTAATTGAGGTGCGCCGCGGAGAAGAGCGCGTTCCCGTCGCCCATCGTCGGGTTGCTCGTGATCTGGTCCCACACGAGATCGCTCTCGAGGTTCCGGGCCGCACGGCCGAACATCGTCGGCACGCGGCCGAACGCGTCGGCGTCGTCGTTCACGAGCGCCTTACGCGTGATCGCGAACACGCGGCCGTACGTCGCAAGCTGGTACGTCTCGCGGCCCTCGCCGATCGTGCCCCGCTTGAACTCGCCGTGCTCCTTCACCTCGAGGAGCGCGGGCGCGTCGCCCATCTGCTGACGGTAGACGGGTTTGAAATCGGGCAGGTTGACCTGGCGCGCGATCGTCTTGAACGTCTGCGGCGCCTCCTCGTATGCCTTGCGAACCGTTTTGTTCGCGACGTCGGCCAGGAGGTACGCGAAATCGCTCGTCGTGTGGTACCCGTGCCCGCCTCGCTGATTGAGCCCGAGCGCCGCGGCGGCGAGCTCCATCTTCGAGAGGCCCGACGTCCGAACGCCGGCCGCGTGCAGGAACGTACGCGCCGTGTCGAGGAGCGTGAGCCCGCGATACGGCCGGTTTTTCTCGTCGAGCTTGAAGTACTGCGGCGCGATCCGGTGGAGCAGGGCGCCCTCGATCCCGCTCCGCACGTGCACGAGCGGATCGACGCCGAGCGTCGCCGACACGCCGCCGGGCTGCGGGCCGCGCGACTGTTCGTTGCGGCCGGCGAGCTCGACGAACGCCAGGCGCGAGACTTCCGCGAGCGGCGTTCCCGCGGCGATATGTTTCGCGACGAACTCCTGGCCCATGCGCGCGCCTTCGGCCGCGGTGATGATGCCCTGAACGCGTTCGCGCTCGCCGACGGCGGCGCGTTCGGCGGCCGTCGGTTCCGCGGGCGGCGTCGCCGCGGGCGGAGGATCGGCCGGGTGGAGTCGGAGCGCCGCGGCGGCGGGATCTTCGGCGACGGTTTCAGGGGACGCGGGATCGTTTCGCACGGGCTGCTCCTTGCGGATTACGAGACAAGAGTTGGTCGCTACTTCGTGATTGCGAACGCGGGCGCCGACGTCGGCCGGCATCGGGACCATGGAAACTTCGTAGGGTTCCCAATCGACGGCGGTACGAACCGGGATCGCGCCCGTCGTATCCTCCATGAATTTGTGGACCCGATAGCCGACGCTGACGTTTTGAACGATCCGATCTTTCACGTCCTGCCAGATCCCCTCGACGGCCTCCCGTTTCGAGAACCTGACCCGCACGATCGCGTCGCCGCCGTCGATCCGGAACGAACCGGCGACGACGGTTCCGATCTGATCGGTGATCGACCACGCGGAATGAGCGTCGAGGAGCGGCGCCGTGTTGAGACGCACGACGCGGATCGCTTTACTCGAGATCTCGAGTTGCTCGAGGTACCGGGTATCGCTCATCCAGTCGTAACGCTCGACGCCGGCGCCCGTCGAGAACACGAGCTCGACGGAGCGATCGGCCTCGTTCACGGTCGCGAGGTTCGCTCGCGCCAGGAGTGAGAGCGGCGGAACGTCGATCGTCTGAGAACGTTCGGAGGCGCCCGACTTCATGATGCGCGTTAGATTGCGGGAGGAGCGGCGAGCGCCGCAAGAGGTTACAGCCGCGAGCGATCACGAAAAGCTAGATCACTCGACGGGTTTTCCATAGCGGCGCGCGTCGCGAATTCGGATCCGGAGATCGCCGCCCGGGAGGCGATACGCGCGGAGGGCGCCCTTGCGTATGTCGCGGTAGATCGTTTGAACGCCGACGCCCCACTTCGCGGCGAGCGCCGCCGGCGAGATCGCGGCCTCGAGAAACGGGCCGCCGCGGCGCCGCCGGTGCTCGTCGTCGCGATCGTCGGGCCAGGTGACGGAACGAGGTTCGTCGGCCATGGGTTTACGTGTCCTCCTCCTCCGTCGCGCCTGGCGCCGCGGCCGCGGGTTTGTTCGGAGGTGTCGGCGCGCCATCCGGCGCCGGCGCCGCGGCCGCCGCTTGCGCCATGCCGGCCTGTGTCATCTTCCGCGGATCGGAGTCGAGCACGACGCCGGCTTTGTCGAGGGCGGCGTTCCACGCCTTGATCTCCGCGAGCGCCTTGAGCGGGTTGAGCCCGCGCGCGCGGAGCTCCTCCGGCATCGTCGAGATCCCCGATCGCACGTTCCGCATGATCGCGAGGCCCTCCGACGCGGGATCAATGAACGCGAGCGGCGGCGGCGTCCACGATACCTCCGGCGTTTCCGCGGAGCTCAGGAGGCCGGCGATCGCGGCCGCCTGCATTGCCCAGGCCCACGCCGGATCACAGAACCCCGGGATCAGGAGCCTCCATCGGTTGTCGTCGACGTCGGGCTGATGCGCGATCCGCTCCATCCTGGCGGCGGAGAACGAGAGATCGCGGAAGTCTCCCGTCATGCTCGAGAACAGAACCCGGAGGCCGGCCGCGAGCCCGCGGAGCTTCCGATCCATGTAATCGCCGAAATCGTTCACGCGCGGCGGATCGACGACGGAGATCTGGCGGCCGGCCGGGAGGTTCTGGATCATGCCAGGCGTGAGGCCGTCGACGGCCGGCGTCGCGGCGTCGTTCGGTTCGCCCATCGGCGCGCCGGTGCCGTCGAGATCGTCGCGAACGAACACGGCCAGGCACGCGGCGATCTTCTGTTTCACGAGCGTCGCGTCGTCGTAGTCGTCGAGATCTTTCCAGCCGAGGAGCGCCGGCGCGAACCATGAGACGGCGCGAACCTGGCCGGGCCGCTCGCCGCGGAACAAATGCACGACGCCTTCCGCCGGGATCCGCACGGAGGGCGAGAACGAACCCAGGGCCGATCCCGGGTGCTCCTTAAAAAGCCAATAGGCGACGCGTTGACCGATCGGTGAGAATTCCACGCCTTGAATGATCTTCCCGCCGTTCGGCGTCGTCTCCTGATCCTTCGCCGTGTCGATGTAATCAGGCTCGAGCACTTGGAGTTGGAGCGGGATCGGGAGCGGTTTCCCGCTCGTGTCGAGATCGCCCGGGAGCCGGAACCGTCGACGGATCAGCACCTCGCCGGATTCGGCGACGGTGCGGAGCACGAGCTTTTCGAGCCCATAGAAATCGTGGATCCCGTCGGCGTCGCACGCCTTCGTCTCCGCCCACTTTTTCCAGAGGGTGAGCGCGCGCGCGTTCGGCGAGTCGGCGACGATCCCCCATCCGATCGACTCGTTCACGATCGAGGCGAGCGCCGCGGCCGCGTACGGGTTGTTTCGCACGAGATCGCGAACGGCGTTCCGGATATTCGCGGCCGCCGGCAGGATCGCCGCGTTCGCATCCGTCGCCGGCCGGCGCCATCCCGACGTGCGGGCCGTCGTCGCGGCGCCCTCGTAATGACGCGCGAGGATCTCGCCGGCGTAGCGGGCCCGCTGCCGTTGAAGCGTCCATCGTGGCGCGATCGTCGCCGTCATCTGATCGAGCCAGTGACGGCGGCCGGGCCGCGGTGGATCTACTGCGCGATCGTTTTCCCCTCGCATCGTTAGACCTTTCGGAGATCGGCGAACAGGCGCCGGTGCGCCTCGCCCCATTGTTCCCAGGACGGCGGCGCCGTCAATTGCTCGAGCACCTGGCGGAGCGCCGAGTACTCGCCGGCGGCGTACGGAATGATCGGAAACTCCCCGCACCATCCGACCGTCGGCGGCGCGATCACGGGAACGCCTCGAGCGATCGCCTCGAGTACCGGCATAGGGCCGCCCTCCTCCGTCGAGGTGACGACGAGGTAATCGATCCCGGTATAGAACGCGTCGCGGTGCGCCAGGTCGTACGGCGTAGCGCAGGGCCATTGCCCGCGCGTCGTCGCGCGAGCTCGAGCCGCGGCGCCGGCGCCGCACGCGACGAACCGGAACCCGTCGGCGACGGCGCGCCGAACGAGCTCCTCGCCCTTCCGCCCGTCGTTGTACACGCGGCCGATCACGCCGAACAGGATCGGCCGCGGCGGCGCGTCGGTGCCTGGCCGGATAATCCGCACGTTCGCGGCGCCGAGCTCCTCGAGGCGCGCGGCCATGGTCCGGTTCATTGCCAGGCACGCGGCGAACTGAGGGATCAGATCGAACGCGTTCGCGCCGTGTGTGTAGAACCCGATCGCGCGGCCGCCGTCCGTCGGGTACTTCCGGAAGTCTTTCGCCGGCAGGTAGTAGTTGAAATCGGCGACGGGATCGATCGCGCGCTCACGTTTGCCGGCGTTGAGGGTAACGCCCGGAACCCGCTCGACGAGCTCGCGCGCCAGGCGCTCGAGGATCCAGCCGGGTTTCGTAACGATGTTGATCCGCGGCGTCATTGGACGGCCGGCCCGCCGATATAGTCGGCGTTTGTGATCGGGATCTTGAGGTTCTCGAGCGTCTCAGGTTGACAGCCAGGGGAGCGCCGCGCGTGATCGGCGCCGATCGCCGGAATACAGATCCGCTCCATCCACTCGACGACGGGCCGCGTCGACTCGCGCGCCGGAACCTCGACGGCGACGTCGACGAGATCACAGAGCGAACACGTGTAGAGGCATCGGATCGTCACGAGACGGCCTCCCGCCTGGCGGCCGCGGCCGCGTTCGCCTCCGCCTCGAGCTCATGCCACAGGGCGATCAGCCGCTTGTGATCACGGTGCGCCGGCATCCCGAACAGAGCACGCCGGAGCCCGCTTTTCAAGTGAACGATCCGCGTGTGGTTCGGATCGAACTTCGCCCACGCCGTGTTCTCCGCGTTCCACTCGTGACAGGTGAGCCGCTCGAGCACGAGCGCCGGATCGCGCTCCTTCTCGAGCATGTATCCGAACGCGGCCTGGTTGATCCCCGCGTACTTGGCGCGCCAGTGGAAATGATCGGCGGCGTTCTCGAGGAATCGCTGATTCACGGCGAACCATCGATCGACGAACCGGCGCGAGGCCGGCGAGACGCGAACGAACACGACGCCGCCGTTGAGCGGGAGCCGGCCCTCCTCGCGGATCGTGTAGGCGAGATCGAACGGGCGCGCCCAAACGTCCTCGAGCGGCCGCGTGATCATCATATCGGCATCGATCAGGAGCACGCGATCGCCGTCCTCCGCGGCGGCGACGACGCCGGCCCACCACTCGAGCTTCTGTGAATTCGTGACGTGTGACGTGACGTTGAGCGCGGAGCGATACGCCGGCGGCGCCTTGAGCCGCTCGACGCGGATCGTCCACTCCGGACAGTGAACGCCGGCCGTGTACTCGAGCACGCGCGCCAGGCGGCCATATTGATCGCCGGCGTCGCCGGTGCCGAAGTACGCCGCCGCGAGCACGGGCGGCCTCACGCGGCGCCCCACTTCGGGAGGGTGCGGCCGCTCCAATTCTTCCCGCTCTTGCGCCCCAGGTGCCCGACGTGGAGCCCCTCGAGCACCTCGACGCCGGTGAAGTGTCGGTGGAACTCGAGATCGTAATAGCCGGCGTCGGGATAGCTCCCGAACGTGAGCCCGGGCCGCGCGCGGAACGCCTGGAAGTACCCCGGGCCGCGGCGGCCGGCCGTCATGCGATCGAGCTCCTCGAGCACGAGCGCCGGCCGCGCGACGAGGCGCGCGAGCGTCGCCGGCGTGTCGACGTAGAACCGATCGACGGAATAGAGGGCGCCGGGCCCGATCGCGTCGGGATTGAACGCGCCGAACGGGTGAACGTCGGCGTCGATCGCGATGCAGATCTCGCCGGCGGGCCGCTCCGCGAAATCGAACGCCTCGTCGAGCGCGCGCGCCTTGTTGAACCTGGCGCGCTCGCGGTACCACGCATCCGTCACGAGGAGCGCGGCGCCGCTCGAGCGCGTGAGCGCGATCGTTGCGCGATCGTGTTTCGCTGTCACGACGACGATCGTCGCCGCGGGGAGGAGCCGGCGCCAGGCCGGCAGCGTCGCCTCGAGCATATCGGCGTAATCGACGGAGGGAATTACGACCCGCACGGTACGCCCGCCGTGAACAGGTAGAAATCCGCGAACTCCCGAACGTCGACGTCGACGAGGCCCGCGGCGACGAGCGTCGCGCGGAACGTGCGAGCCGTGAACGCGCGCACGTGGTACGCGTGCCCCTCCGGCTTGTGTTTCCCCTTCGGGCCCCACTTGCTTTTCTCGTTCGGCACGGAGCCGATCACGAGCCGGCGCGAAACGCGCGACGCCTCGCGGAGCACGGCGACGGGATCGAACACATGCTCGAGGATCTCGCCCAGGATCACGACGTCGACGGAGCGATCCTCGTACGGGAGATCCTCGACGGGTGCGACGTCGGCGCGCGCCAGGCGGCCGCGGGCGATCTGGACGAGGTGTTCGGCGACGTCGACGCCCGACACGACGCACGAGGCCGGCAGGAAATCGACGATAAATCCGGAATTACAGCCGGCGTCGAGCACGTGATCGCCGGGCCGCACGGGCGCCAGCATCGCCTCGAGGCGCGCGACTTGTTTAGGGTTCAGCCGCGTCGCAATATCGATCGTGTACGCGCGGTGCCGATCGATACACGCGTCGCGCGAGCTCGCCTCCGCCATCGGTTCAGACTCCCTTCGAGGTGACGCCGATCCGGTACGATCGCCGCGTGTTCGTGCCCTCCGGCCCGGTGATCTCCCCCTCCATATGCGCGAGGAGCTTGAGCATGTCGTCGATCGAATTGAACACGACGGTTTGATTGTCGAATGTCATCGATCGAGCGCCGCGGCCGTCGGCGATCGCGCGGCGGAGGTTGTCGGCGTCGGTTTGGGTAAACGGCATGACGTTTGCCCGGCAGGATAGCACGGCAGTCGAGCGCGGCCGTAACGCCGCGGGCGCCTGGCGGCCCTCAGAACCGGCGACGCCGGGCGGGAGGCCCGGGAGCCAGGGCGGGCGCCGGCGAGCTCGAGGCCGGGCCGCCTGGCGCCGGCGCCGGCGGGTTTCGAGGAGCTCGAGCCGGCGGCCGGCGTTCCACGTGGAACAATTCCGTAATCCGCTCGAGGTTGCTCCACTCCGGACCACTCGCGCCCACTCATCGCGGTTTCTTGAGCCAGTCGGGCCGCGTCGGAACCCAGGCGGGCCTCGAGGGCGGCCGGCCGGGCGCCGGCGGCGCGCCTGGCGGAGCGGCGGGCGCCGGCCGCGGAACGAGGCCAGGGCGGAGCGGCGCCGGTGCCGGGGAGCTCGAGGCCGGCGGCGTCGGCGAGCTCGAGGCGCTCGAGGAGCTCGAGGCCGGCGCGCCAGGTGCTCGAGCGGCCGCGGCCGCCGCGGTGTCGACGCCCAGGAATTGCTCGCGCTTCGTCCAGTCGCTCTCGTTCATCCGATCGAGGCCGGCGAGCGACGCCGCCGCGCGCGCGTAGACCCGGCAGTCGAGCGCGTGATTCTGGCGGCCGGCGACGATCGACCATTCGAGCTTGACGTACCCGCGGCGCGTTTTCGTCGCGGTGAGTTGCTCCGCGGTGATCTGCCGAAACCACTCCTCGCCGTACTCCGGGTATCTGACATACCCGGCGGGATCCGGTTGCCCGGGTTCGATCTCGAGCCGGAGAAATCCATAGAACTCCGTTTTCGCGATCCCGACACTGACGGGCCACACGCGGCCGCCTCGCTTCCGTTTCTTCCCGCTGATCGTGATCTCGACGGGCGCCGGCGAACCGATCAGGGCGCCGCCGTATTCGTTCCCCTTCACGGCGATCACTTGCGTTGAGTGAGGCCGACGAACCCAGGCGTGTACGTGCTGCGTCTCGTACCCGGAATCGATCGCGAGGAGTCGGATCGGCATCTCGAGCCCGCTCGCGTGAGTGAACATCCGGGCCGTTAGTTTCTCGAGCTCGCCCCAGGGCCCGCGCTCGACGTCGGCCGGATCGCCCGGGATCTCGCCGGCGTCGATCGACCACGATCGCTTCCCGCGGCCCCATCCTACGACCTCATACACCAGGCGATCTTTCTGCACGTCGACGCCGCACGTGAGCACGAGCGCGCCCATTGGAACGGATCCGATCGGGTACGTGTCGCGCCGGTTGTAGAGGGCGAGCCATTCGGGCGCCTCGCCTTTCGACGTCCACACCTGGCCGAGCACGGTATTTATGAAAACGCGGAGTTTCTCCGGATCCTTTTCCGCGGCCGCGAACTCCGTCGCGATCTCGCCCCACGAGAGCCAGCCGACCGGGCTGTATAGCGCGTTGAGGTGGTAGCTCCTGATCTTCCCGTTGCCGCGGCCTGGCGCCGTCGCGCGCCATTCGCCGCGCGCGAGCATCCCCGTCTTTTGGTGATTGCGAATGTAGTCGCCGCAATGCGCGCACTCGTACACGGCGGCCGCCGGCGGGAGATCGAGCTTCGTCCACACGAGCCGCGGGAACTCGAGCTCCTGAAATTCGCCGCACATGGGACAGGGAACAAAGTAGCGGCGCGCGTCGCCGCGATCGTGAGCGGCCTCGATCGCCGATCGGCCGGCGAGCGTCGGCGTCGAGATCTTGAGTCGCTTCCGCCGCGAGAACGTTCGCTGCCGAACCTCGAGGAGCGCGATCGGGGAACCCTCCTCGTCGACGTCGACGGGCCAGCCGTCGATCTCGTCCATCAGCACGTACTGAGCCGGCATCGATCGGAGGCCGACGGCGGAGTTGGCGCCGGCGATCACGAGGTGCCCGCCGGGAAACGATTTCTCGAGAACGGTGTTCGCCTCGTCGCGGGATTTCGCCGGCGAGATCTTCTCCGCGATCGCCGGCGTATCCGTCGTGAGCGGGCCGACGCGTTGACGCGATCCGCGCTTCGCCGTGTCGACCGTCGGCCATACGAGCATGACGGGCCCGGGCGCGTGATCGATGATGTACCCCAGGCAATTCAGGAGTACCTCCGTTCCGCCGATCTGCGCGGCCTTCATGAACACGATCTCCTCGACGTCGGATCGTGATGAAAACGCGTCCATGATTTCGCGGAGGTACGGCGCGCGATCGGTGCGCCAGGGCCCTGGTTCCGCGCTCGACTTTTTCGGGAGCTTCCGTTTCTCGTCTGCCCACTCGCTCACGGTGAGCACGGCATCGGGCCGGATCCCGTTCGCGCGCGCCTGGCGGATCTCGCGAACGGCGGCCGCGTCGCTCGAGGCGCTCACTCGCCGGCGGCCTCGAGTCGATCGGCCGCGTCGCCCAGGGCCTCACGGAGCGCGTCGTCGAGGCGCGCGAACACCTTCGCCGGATCTGTTTCGGCGGCGAGCTCCGCGGCGATACGAGCGGGGAGGTTGAGCACGGATTCACGAATGATACGCGCGCTCTCGAATGCCTCGCGTTTCGCGGCGCGAACGTCGACGACGCGGCCCTCGCGGAGATCGTTCTCGATCCGGAGTTTCCGGAATCGTTCCATCGTCGCTTGTCGCGACGCCTCGCTGAGTGACTGGCGATCGCCGTCGACGGCCGGCGCGTGTGGGAGCTTCGCGGCGTTTGCGTCCCACGCCAGGCGGGCCGCGGCGACGTCGGCGATCACTTGCCGGCGCCCGGTACTCGAGAGCCCGACACAGGCGGCCGGGATCCGGCCCGACGCGATCGCCTTCCGCACGGCCTTCTCGTCGACGTTCCGATCGCGGCCGAACGCGGCGATCGACATAGAGGCCGGCGCCGGCGCCGCGGCCGCGGGTTTCGATTTACCTCGAGGAGCTCGCCGGCGTCGCTTCACAGGTACTCGAATTCGATCCGGGTGACGATCTGATCCGGCGCGCCGCCGTTCGCCTCGAGGTAGAACGCGACGAACCATTTCGACGAGCGGCCGGGAAATCCCTCGCGGTGCACGTCGGCCGGCGTGATCGCGTTGAGCGGTTCGCGCCGCACGGCGACGACGCGGATCGGGCCGCCGATCTTCTCGACGTGCCCGCCCTTCGGGATCCCCTGGCATTTGACGACGGGCTGCAGGATCGCGCCGACGGCCAGGCGCCGCCATCCGTTCCGACGCGTGACGGTTTTCTGGCGCGCCAGGATCTCGCGCGTCGTGAGGGCGAAGGACATATTCACGATCGCGCCCTCGAGGGCCGACACATCGCGAGCTTCAAACGCGTCGCGGCGTTCTCCCGCTCTCGAGGCTCGAGCTCGAGCGTCTCGAGAAACTCCGCGATCTGATCCTCGAGGTGCTGGAGCCGTTTCTCCGCCGTCGGCCAGAACAGAACGGCGTCGCGCTCCTCGTCGTACCCGCGGTGCTCGCCGTCGACGTGCGGCGCCCGATCGCACGTGAGCCGGCCCGACGTCGCGCCGCACGTATCAGCCGGCATGAGTCGAGCCCTCCTCGAGCTCCTCGCCGCGGAGGTAGCCGGCGAACCTGGCGCCGCTGCTACAGGCGCCCTCGCCCTCCCGCCGACACGTCGAGCACGTTTGAAAGTGGAACGCCGCGTCCTCGAGGCGCGAGCATCGATCGCGGAGCTCGAGGAGCGCGCGATCGCCGGCGAACTCGCGGAGCCGGCGGCCGGCCTCGAGCGCCAGGCGCGCGATCGTGTCGGCGACGCGGCGGAGATCTTCCGCGGCCGCCAGGCGGGCCCGCGGCGCCGCGAGCTCGAGGGCCTCGACGAGATCCGCGTCGCTCAGTCGTTCGGGTTTGTCCATGGGTTCCCCTCGCGCCGCGAGAGGCTCGAGCGTCGTCGGATCGAGCCCCTCACGGCAAACAATGCAGGTATCGTTCTCCGCCTCCGTCCGGTAGAAACTCGAGGAGCGCGCCGCGGCGCCGTGACGGGTGAACGGGACCGAACACTCCCGACACACGACGACGCGCGGCGCGCGCGCCCTCAGATCTTCGCCAGGCCGGATCGCATCCCGTGAACGAGCTCCCCGATCTTCCGATCGGTTTCCCGCTGCGCCGCCTCGAGGCGCTTCACTCGAGCGCCGATCGAGTCGTCGCGCCGTTTGCTCGCGCGAACGTTCCGGAGTGTCGCGTCCTGTGTCGATCGTTTCTTTGCCATTCTGTGATCCTTCCCTTCGGTGAATTGTGAGAGCGATCGCGCGGGCCCTCCGCTCGTCGCGCGCGATCGACCATTCGACGAGCCAGGCCGGGAGCCAGATCGGGATCCCGCCGCGGAGCACGGCGACGATCATCGGCCGGCCTCGCATCGGCACGACTCGCCCCACTTGTGATCGCACACGCAGCCAGGGTTCCCGCAATGCGGACAACGATCGGCGACGAGCGCGCGCGCGACCTGGCGCCCGTCGATCGACACGTTGAGGCGAACGCGATCGCCCTCGATCGAGAGCCGGTGAAACTCCTCGATCGGATAACGCCGCCAGCCGTCGGCGTGATAGAGCCACACGGCGACGATCCCCGCGAACATGAGGAGCTTTGAACACTCGACGCAATCGGGCCCGCCGCTCACGGCCAGGCGGCCGCCGCTCCGCTTCACGTGGATTACTTCGACGGCGCCGGCGTAGGCGAGATCGACGCCGCTCGACAACATCGCCTGCTCCGCGTGAACGGCCTCCCGTCGACACGTCGCCTTACATCGTTCGGATCCGTCGCACGTGCCGCCGGGTTTCTGGTTGAACCCGACGGCGACGAGCTCGCGGCCCTCGAGCTCGTTCCCGGTGAACGCCGCGGCGCCGCGTTGCGATCGGCACGGCGACGAGCTCGCGGCCTCGAGCGCGATCGCTACAAGGTGATCGAACGTGAGCCCGCGGCCGCTCACGAGATCCCCTCGCGCGACTTGAACAGTCGGAGATAGTCGTCGAGCTCGCGATCGAGCGCCTCGACGCGGGCGGCCGCCGGATCCTCCTCGAGCTCCGCGGCCTCGAGCATCGCGGAGAACATCGCGGCGGCGCCGGCGTAGAACGCGCGCTTACACTCCTCGATCGGCACGTCGCCGGCGCCGGCGGGTTTCACGACGTTCGCGAGGTAGCTCGCCCATCCCTCGCCGATCGTCGTGATCGTCGACTTGCGCGCCAGGCGGCCGCCGGCGTTCGGGCCGCTCATGTTCGGAGCTCGCACGTCGGCGCCTCCTCCGTGAGCCAGGACGATCGCGGGTTGTCGCCGTCGACCTCGACGTGAGCGCCGACGGCCCATCCGACGAGCGGCGGATCGCCGACGGGAACCATAGCGCCGCGGTAGTCGCTGAGGATCCGCTGGCATCGCCGGCATAGCTGGATCCCGTTCGCCTCGAGCGGGCCGGCCTCATGGATCCCCGGGATCACGGGAACCGGCGCGCCCAGGGTATCCCGCTCGCCGACGTGATCGAACGTGTCGGCGTTCGGATCCTTCGACCATTGCGCGCCGTCGACGATCGGGCCTCCGCCTGGCGGCCGTGTCACTGGCGCCGCTCCCGTCGGCCGCGTTCCGTCTCCTCGCGAGCGGCCTCGACGATCCGCTCGATCTTCCCGCCGACGTTCGCCGGCGACTCCTGATCCGGAGCGCCGCGGCGGCCGGCGTCGACGAGGGCCGCGCGATCGCCCGCCTCGAGCCGATCGATCGCTTGCTGCGCGAGCTCGCGCGATCGCGTGTTCGCGCCGGCGAAATCGCGGATCTCCTCGAGCCACACGACGATCGGATCCCGCTCGCCCGCCGCTCCGTCCTTTTCGTTTGCCATCGTTCCCTCCAACCAATCCAAGATTACGGACCCAAATTTCGATCGAGCACTAGCGCCCGTTTGCGCCTCGCTCGCCCGCCTTCCGAGGGTGCCGGCGGAGAACCTAACCACTCCCCCCCCCTCGCCCTCCCGTGTCGACGCGTGAACGTCGCGATCGCTCTCGACGTTCTCGATCCGTCATACCCTCGAGCTCCTCGACGAACACGATCGACACGGTACCCCGTCGCCCCCCTCCTCCCTCCGTTGATAAACCCAGGCGACGGCGCCCGCCTGGCCCCTTGCTCGTCTCGCCTCGATCCTCCCCTCCCCCTCGAGCCTGATCACGGCGACGAGGATCGCGGCGTGTGTCCAGATCCACAGGCGGCGCCGTTGTCCGATGTAGTCGACGATCCTCCGTAGTGTCGGCGCCTCGCCCTGATCGATTGCGTCGAGCACGAGGCGCTCGAGCCTGTGTATCTCCCTCATGATCGCGCCTCGCCTACTTCGTGATCTTCCCGTTCTTCACCTGGCCGGGCGGCGGCGATAGCGTGAACGAGATCGAGGTGGGGACGCTGAGTTGCGCGCTCGTCGGATCGCTCGAGAGCGACTGATTCACGGCGACGACGGCGACGGTATGAGCCCCGAACGTCGGGATCGTGATCGCCTGCTGGATACAGGAGCACGCCGCGTTTAGTGTGGCAGGTACCACGATCGCCGCGCCTCCGTCGACGGTGACCCGGTACTCCGTCACGTTCTCGCCTGGCGCGTTCGGATCCCATTGCGCCTTTAAGGTTGTGGGTACCGTCTGCGCGTAGAGCTCGACTCGAGCGGGCCCGTTGAACATGGCACACGCGGCCAGGATGATCGCGGCCAGGGCGGCCAGGGTGATCCGTTTCATCATTGCTGCTTTTCTCCTGTGTTGAGGGTTCACGTTCTACGATTCGCCGGCGTCGTCGTCGTCGTCGGGATAGCGAACCTTGACCTTCTCCGATGATCCGACGAGAACGATCTCGATCCCGTGCCGGCGGTACGTCTTTTTGTTGTGCTTGTGCATGAGGGAGATCAGGGCCTGCTCGATCTTCGCGCCCTCGCCCTTGAGCTCCGCGGCCTCGTCGCGATTGCGGCGGAGCTCTTTCGCCTTCGACTCGAGCGGCCCGATCGCGGAGTCGTCTGTACCCGGGAGCTCGACCTGTTCCGGCCGTTTCTTTCTCACGCGCGCGCCGTCCTTTTTCGCCATGTTGCTTTTCTCCTCTATGCCCGGGCAATCGTCGCCGACGAGCGCGCCAGGCGCGTACGCTGGTCGGTCCTTCGTGGTTTCGCGGCGCCAGAGCACGGCCCCGCATTGCTTACACGCCTGCACCTCGAGCGCGTCGCGCGTTGCTCGATCTTCCGCCCGGTACCACGGGATCACGTGCGGCGTCATCGTTTCACCATCGGGAACGCCGGCGGCCGGAGGCGCCGCCAGAGCTCCTCGCCGCGATCGTCGAGCTCCTCGAGCTTTTTCGCGAGCTCGTCGAACCCGCCGAACCCCTCGCGGATCACGCGGTTCGCCGGGAACGCCGGCCGCGGCCTCGAGCTCGCCTCCGGAACCGTCGCGCCGCATCCCTCGCATTGTGTGAGCTCAGGGCCGCCGCGGCCGCAATATGAGCACCTGGCGCGCCGCGTCGCCGGCGGCCCGTCCGGAGTCGAGCGGCCCACTACTCGCGGCCTCCGAACACGAGCACGGCGAACACGAGCGCGATCAGGATCGCGAGGGCGGCCTTCACGCGCTCGCCCGCTGATCCGCGCGATACTCCTCGCGCCGTTCCGCCCAGGCTTTCCAGCACTCGCACCGATCCTTCCGCGCGACGCCGGCGCCGTCGACGGTATCGATCCAGCCGGGCGAGAGCGCACACCGATCGCAATGAACGAACGGCCCGACGCCGTTTTTCCGGAGCGCGGCCGCCAGGTTCTCGAGATCGTGTGACCACATGCCGTGCCGATCGACGATCTCCGAAAACTCCTCGATATCGTGTTTCCGGAGGCGCCAGGTTGGACGGCCGCGTTCGTCGACGGCGGGATCGCCGTTTTTCGTCGTCGCGCGCGCACAGTGGCAGAGCTCGTGATCGAGGAGCGCGCGCCGCTGCTCGTCGGTGACCCGCTCGTCTTTCCAGAACGCGCGCCGGAGGAGGATCACGAAATCGAACGCCGCGAGCTCCCGATCGAGATCGCTCGCGCGTTTCGCCATGCCGATCTTCGTGCGGCCGTCGGCGTCCGGTTGCCAGGTGAGGTTCCACGCGATCGCGAACCGGGCCGGCCGGAGCTCCTCGTGATGATCGCGAACGAGCTCCGCGAGCATCGCGTATACCGGGTGCCCGCCGACGTGATCGCGCTCGATCAATTCGTACCCGACGCGTCGAGCCGTCGTGTTGCCCTTCGGTCCTTTGCCTTTTGCCATGCTGCCCTCCTCAGTCGAATAACGACGGCGCCGCGGGATCTGCGACGGCCGCTTCCGTGATTGTGATCGCGACACCTGGCCGGCCGTCGATCGGCGCGTACTGCTTTGCGATCCGAACTGCTACGACCTGGCCGTCGTCGGCGTAGACGACGCCGGTGAGGCCGTCGAGCACGCACCTCGCGAGCTTGTCGGCGTCGGGCCTCGTCGTATGCGAGACCGTGACGTTCGCGAGCTTGATCGGGCGCGCCAGGTAGAACCGGAGATCGACGACGACGGGCCCCGCCATGAGCTCGCCCTGCACGAGCGGCCCTCCGCGGCGGGCCTGGATCGCGGCGTCCATGATCGTTTCCTGCCAGGCTTTCGCGTTCGGGTTGTCGTTCGTGATGTAGGCGCGCGGCGCGATCCGCTTGCCGGTTTTCCGGAACCGATCGACGGCCGCGAGCACGTCGCCGAACACGACGAACGCTTTCGCGGATCCCTTCGTTTGCGGATCCCCGTCGACCGTGAACGAGAGAGCTCGAGCGCCGACGAATTTCGTGATCATCGGGCTCGATCCTCAGTTTTTCCACAGGTTTTGCACAGCGTAACCCGTTGATCTAACCCGTTCGTACGCTTTGGCTTGTGTCGTTTTTCGCGCCGTCGGCATATCTTGGGGTGTTGAAATCTCGCCTTATCCGTTGTACGTACTCTTCTGGTTGTACCGAGTACGGAGATCCGGGCCTGTGCTCTTGTCATCAGCCTACGTACCTCCGAAGTACTAGGAACCCGACTCCGAACGCGTCGTGAGGCCCTCCGCGGGCCCGCCGGCGCCCCCGCCCTCCGGCGTCGACACCTCGCCGGGCCCGACTTCCCTCGAGCGCCTGGCCGGCCGCCTGGCGCCCTCCGCGGCCGCGTGAGCTCGAGCGGGTTCCGACTTCGCGCGCCGTTCGATCGTGCCCTTGCACACGGCCAGGATGGTACGGGCGGCCTCGAGCTCCGCCGTCTGGAAAAACTCGACGGCCGCGTCGGCCGGGTTGCGCTTTCTCGCCATGGTTCAGATCTCCTCGTTTGCTGGTTTACGCGTTCGATCGGTGCGGCCCCTGGCGCCGCCGTTTTTCGTGCATCGGGTGACGGCGTTCTTTCTCGCCGGAGAGCGTCGGCGCGCCGTCGCGCGTCGGGTTCTTGTGTTCCCGCTCGTGAACGTCGGCGTCGACGGCGGCCGCGTCGGCCGCGGCGGCCAGGCGGCGCGCCGCACGATCGGAGGGTTGCTCGAGCTTCGCGATCACGTCGCACAAGTGACAGCCGGCGCCGCCGCGTTCCCTCGAGCTCGAGCACGAGCCGAACGCGCATCCCTCGAGGCGCCGGCCGTCCGGACCCGTGCCCGTGCGGATCGCCTCGCGAACCCGCTCGACGAGCTCGTCGACGTTCACGAGCCGGCCTCGTGAAACGGACAGCGAACCCGCCGCGGCGCTCGAGCCGTGAGCCCGCGGAGCCGCGGCGCCGGGATCGTATGCCCGCAATCGAGCACGACGAGCGCGAATTCGTACGTCCGGATCCCGTTCCGGTTCGGCACGATCCGCCCTCGACGAACGGAGAGCACGCGGCGGAGCCAGGCGGCCGGCGCCGGTTTCGCGAACCTCCTGATCTCGAGCTCGATCGCGTCGGCGATCTCCGCCTCCGGCGCGAGTCGATCGTGGTGGATCTCGTGCGCCAGGAACTCCGCGCGCTCGCGGATCGTTTGCTTCCCTGGCGCCCGATCGAGCACGGGCCGATACGTGTAGGCGGCGCCGCTCACGCCGTTTTCTCCTCAGTCGGCGCCGCGGGCCCGTCGAGCCGAACGATCTCGATCCGGAATCCGCCCTTCGGATCCGTCGTCGTGTATTGCTTTTTGATCTCCGGCGGAACATCGACCGTCGTTTTCTTCTGGTATTTCCCGTTGATCACGAACGGGCCCGCGATCCCCTCCTCGATCCCGCGGAGCTCCTCTTTGATCGCCTTGTCGAGCCGATCGAATTCGCGCGCGCCGGCCGCGAGCTCGTCGCGCCGCGCGAGCCGCTTTATGAGCTCCGGATCGGTGAGCACGACGGCGCCTTTGCCGATCAGTGGCGGGTTGCATTCGTTCCCGTACCACGCGCATCGTTTACACTCCGCGGCGTCGCCCTCGAGAAACGGCGGGAGCGTGTTCGCCTCGACGTGATCGATCGCCTTCTCCGCGCGCGTGAGGAAATCCTCCATTCGCTCGAGGTGCTGATCGAGCTCGACGGGGAGGAGTTTCGGGATCCCACTCCGATCGAGGAGGAGAAATCCGAACGGTTCGCCGGCGCCGAACAAGTACGAGAGTAGCTGGTGGGCGCCGCCCTTCGTCCATGGGTTGTCGAATAGATCGGCGAACGTCTCGATCCGATCGGTCATCATCGGCGACCACGCCTTGACCTCGAGCGGCGGCCGCGCGCCGGCGATCTCGATCCGCGCGTCGACTTTGCCGGAGATCGCGACGCGCCCTTTGCGGTCCTTCAATTGAAACCGCTCCTGCTGCCCGATCATCGTGAACGGCGGATCGGAGTCGCGGCCGATCCGCTGTAGATCGATCAGGAGATCGCGCTCGCGATCGTCGCCGCGGCGGAACCGCGCGAGCACCTCCGCGGGCCAGGGCGGGAGCTTATCCGGGCGCGCCATCTCGTACACCATGCGACGGACACACGTCCGATACGCCGACGCGTACGCGTACGGGTGTGGCGTCTGCGGGCGGGCGGAGCGCGCGAGGAACGCGCCCCAGGCTTTCTCGATTCCCTTCGCGACGTCGAGCGGCGTCGCGTCGGCCGACGGCGCCGGGCTCGTGTTCGGTTCGCTCATTCGGAACGCTCCGATCCGTCGGCGTCGTAGATCGAACAGAGCCCTGCAGCGACCTTGAGCCGCGAGCATCCGCACGGGTAGATCGTCGGGCGCTCCGACTCGACGACAGTGATCGACGCCGCCGGCGTTGCGGCCGCCGGGCGCTCCCGCTCCGCGATCGCGCGCGTCGTGAACCTGCCGAGCGCGTCGAGCACCTCCGGCTCGAAAACGATCCGATTGGTTTCCCGCGTGCCGTCCTCCGTCGTGACGATCACGTTGAGCGTCGCGGCGTCGAACGCGGCGTATACGCCGTCTCCGAGGTAGTGCTTCCCCTCCATGGGCTCAGCCCTCCTGCCCGGGTTCGCGGTTCGCGGGCGGCGTGCGACGCTGACCGTGAGCCGGGCCGAACATCTCGTCGGCGCTCAGTTCGCGCTCGACGCGCCCGGCCGTTGTCGGCGCCGCCGTCGTGCGCTGCTGACCCGTCGCGGCCGCCTGGCCGGCCGTCTGCGCGCCTCCGGGCGCCTCCCCCGTCGTACCGGCGCCGGGCGACGCGGCGGCCCGCTGCGCGGCTCCGGCGACCCACTCCGGGCCGTCCACGATCCACCGCTGGCTTTCGTGCGTCTTGTACTTCGGACAGCCGTAGAACCCCGGGCGGCCGTTCTTGCCCTCGCGGAACACGCCGATCGACTTGCAGTGAGGACAGACCGGCGGATCGACTTCGGGCGCTTTCGTCGAGCGCGCGCCGAGCCGTTCGTCGCGCGTCCCGAACCCGCGGCCGTGCCGACAGTTCTCGATCCTTTTCGGCGTGCCCTCCCACGCGGCGACGAGCTCCTCGACGGGAACGGATTTCATTCCGGCGAGTTCGCGCGTCACGCCGCCGTCGAGGTTCGCGCGCGCCGCCTTGCGAACGAGCACCTCGAGCGCCACGCCGGTAACGCCGCGACAGAAATCGTCGGTGCTCGAGCGGGCCCCCTCGATCTGCTCGAGCGTCTGACCCGTGATCCGGCATCGGCCGGAGCCGCGTACGATGTAGGTGAACACGGCGGCGTCGTTGCCGGTGATCTTCTCCGGATCGCTCACGTCGAACACGTCGATCCCCCACAGATCGCGGAACCGTTCGGCGCCGGAATCCTGGCAGTACCCCACGATCTGCCCGCCTTGATCGTCGGGCGCTTTGAACAGGAGCCAGTCGGCCGGGCTCGTGAGTCGGATCGACGCGCGGCGGAGCGTCTCGACGACTTGAACGCGGGCCTCGATGATCTCGACGGCCTCGCCCTTTCGCCCGGCGAGCTCGTTCAAGTTCGTCGGCGCGCCCGGATGCCGGATAAGGTGTGACGGTTTTTCGGCGTCGAGTACTTCGGCGTCGATCGGTGATCGTTCTGTGCTCATGGCTGTCGGTCCTCTGCTTTCGTGGTTTCGTCGGTGAGAGTGATCGCCGTCGCGTCGTGCTCGACGGCCTCCTGTAGTTTCCAGTACGCGCGGAGCGCCGCGGCCCCGATCCCGTTGTAGGAGAAATGCTCGTGCGCGAGCGACGCGACGAGCGCGGCCAGGTCGGAACGCTCGAGGACGATCCGGCGGCCCGGCGCGTCGAGGTGATCGGCCGCCTCCCTCATCATGTCGGCCGTCGCGGGCGCCTCCCATCCCTCGCCCGTGATGCACGAGGCCCGCGTGCGGAGCGCGGCCGCGAGTTCGCTCGCGCTGCGCGTCGGGAGGTTCACCGTTTGCGCCTCCGGCCGGGGAGCGGCCCGGGGATCGCTTTGACGCGCCGCCGCGGCGCTTTCCGCTTCGCCGCCTCGATCCGCTTGTGGATCTCCGCCGTCATCCCGTCGCGGATTCCCTCGAGCGCCTCGACGGGGAGCCCGTTCGCGAGCGCGTGTGTCACGGCGATCGGTTCGCCGCGTAGCGTGAGCGTGATCTCGATCGTTCCCTTTTTCATTTGCCCTGCCTCCTGATCTGCCGACGGGTTCCCGGGTTCCGACCGTGCCGTGGCGTAGCTTCGTCCGGTCCCGGTTCCCCCCGTCGGCATTCCTGTTACCGCCCGCGCCACGGTTCCGGCGCGATCCCCAGGCGGCGCGCGAGGATCGCCTCGCGTATTTCGTACCGGGCTCGTCGGCGGCGGCGCGCCTCGCCGCGTCGTACCGCGTCTCTCATCCCGTCGAGCACCTCGCGCATTGAAAGGAACGCGTCGGCCGCCCGCCTCGCGGCGGCGCCCATGGGATCGAGTGCGTCGACGATCGCGCGCGCGATCGCTCGACCGTCGAGCGTGATCCGGATCGGTTTCAACGTCGGCCGCGTTTCCATGTCGTCGTGTTCCCTTTCCGCCGGTAGCGGTCGGCCTCCGCGTCGGCGGCGTGATCGGCCGTCGTGCCGAACATCTCCGCATTGTGGAGCGGACAGAGGAGCCCGTCGCCGATCTGATCCGTCATGAACCGGCCCTCGCCCGCTTCGCAGATTCCGACGTGCGCGCCTGGCCCGTCGAGGATCAGGACGTCGGGCCATCGCCACTCCCCGCCGTCGGTTTTGACTTTGTAGTAGGAACCTCCGCCGTCCCGCTTTTCACATTTCAGGAGGCGGCCCTTGGCTTTGTCGGCGCCGACGAGGACGCGATCGTAGTGCTTGAAACAGGACGGGAGCGGCTTCCGCTCGCCGCCTCCGCCGGAGCCCCGGAACGCGCCGAACGTGCCGTAAGGGAATCGCCTCACTTGCACGCCTCGAGGAGTTCTTTCGAGACGCTCTCGATCGCGGCCTCGCGGTTGACGCTCGCGCCCGCGCCGCAGTGGATACAGGCGATCATCTCGACGCCCGGCCGTTCGGGATCCTCGCGCCAGATCCCGAGACGATGCCGGTTCGCTTCGCCGTGCGCCCGCACGCGGAGCCGCGCGAGCACGTTCGGCGGGCCGCCCTCGATCGCGACGCGCGCATGTTGCCGGAGCGCCACGGCGGCGCCGCGCGACGGGAATCGTAGGACTCGTGTAGAATGTGAACCGCTCACGGTTTGGCCTCCCTGCTCGCCGCCGTCGGCTCCCCTCGCCCGGGAGTCGGCGGCGTTTTCGTTTCTACCGTTTGACCTGGCCGAATGCCCCGAACACGCGGGCGAACCTCGCCGGAGCCCGGCCGATATACGTGATGTAGTTCGCGTGCGACGGCGCGGCCGCCGTTTTCTTTTCGAGGCGCGCGAGGCCCTCGACGCGGCGGCGCCGGTTTTCCTTGTCGATCTTCGCGAACCGCTCGAGCCGTTTCGCCTCGCTCTCGACGAACGGGATCCGGCGCTCCGGAACACAGATCGGAAAATCGAGCGGCGAGCGAACCTCGTACCCCTGGAGCGTTTGAAGCTGCTCGATCGAGTAGCCGATCCAGATCGCCGCCTTGAAAGAACCGGCCTCCCACTCGTCGATCAGCCGGTGCCAGAATTCCGGAACGAGCCCGCCGGGCGCGTTGATGAACACGGACCCGGCGCGCCATCGGAGACGGAGGCCGTTCGCTCGCTTGTCGAAATAGCGGAGCGCGCCAATGATCCGATTCGCTTCCGCGTGCGACGCCGGATCGAGATCGATCTCGCCGCCGAACACCTCGCGCGCCGCGTCGGCGAACGGCGCCGGCGTGAACCACTCCGGGGAGTCGCACGAGTGACGGCCCTTCGTGCGGAGGTACGCGAACGACTGCGCTCGCTTGACCGTCACTGTCGGCGCTCCCGGTGCGCCTCGACCGTGCCCAGGCTCGCGAGGCGGGCCGCTTCGCGATCGAGCGTCGATCGCCGACGGCTCCGGATCAGGAGCGCCACGGCGCCGCACGCGAGGCCGACGAGGAGCGCGAGGAGGTATCGACTCATCGGAGCCACAGACAATGAAACTCCGGGTTCCCCGCGAACCGGGAGTCGATCGCGGCGAAGATCGCGCCGTCGCTCAGGCGCCGCCCGATCGACCATATCCACTGCTCCGTCGAGCCGACGTAGTAATCGACGTCCTCGACGAACCGATCGAGCCGGAACGTTCCCGCGTAGAGCGTGCCAGGCTCCGGCGTCGCCAGTTCGATCATGCTCTCGACGTCGAGCGCGTCGCCCCGCTCGACCTTCCGCTTCATGCTCTGATTTCTCATCTGCTCTGCCTCCCTACTGTGTCTCACCGATCGCGATCGGCCGGCTCGCCCTCCGTACCGCGCGTGTCCTGCCACTCTAAGATCTCGATCACTCGATAGGCGACGAGTTCGGCGACTTGCGGGACGATCGCGTTCCCGAGCGCGCCGAGCCGCTCGCGGCGCTTTGCACGCCGACGTCCGTCCATCCGATCGGGAAACCCATCAAGCTCTCGACCCAATCCGGATTTAGCACGGGACGAGGAGACGACGCGGGGAGGCTCCCACTCGTACTGAGCTTCTCCCGGTCTTGCAGGCCAGCGAGTTGATCGGGGAGCCCGCCCGTGTATAGACCCTTCGCGACCTTCTGAGAGATCCCCTTGTGATCCCGGCTCTGCGGCGTGAGCCAATTCGACGCCGGCGGTTCCGTCGCCTCCTCCTCCGCTGCGCGCGTCGCGTCGGTGAGCGTCGTTCCCGAGTGCATGATCCCCGTCGTCGTCGTGTGGCGGGCCGCCGCGTTCGCGTCCGTCGTCTGCGGCGTCGGCCACAAACTCATCGATCTCCGGATCCCATCGCCATCCGTCGGGAGCGTCGCGGCCGTCTCGCGCGAGTCGGCAGTCGTTGGGATCGTCGCATCGGTTCGGATCGGCGCAGACGGAGTACAGCTCGCACCATCGGGATCCGCGTCGCGGGCCGCTCCCGTGAGCGTGCGGCCGGAGTTCGGGCTCGTGCGGCCGACGTCGGGCTTCCCCTCGAAACCCGCCGCGTCCATCGCCGTCGGCGTCGGCCAGATCGATCGGGTTTTCGGCGGGAGCTCGTCGAGGTTCTCGAGTTCCCGCGGGATGATCCCCTCCGACAGTTCCGCCGCTTGCTCGAGGCCCGGCGGCGACGACTGCCCGCCCCCGCTCCGGCGCCCATTGTTCGTCGAGGCCGTCATCGCGCGTCGGCTCTTGCGGTTGATCGTGTCGGGAGTCGGCCACTCCGGATCCTTCTGCCGAACCGCGTCGGTCAGCGTTCCGTTCGCCGTGCGACTCTCGCTGTCCTCGCTGATCGGCGTCGGCCAGTCGCCCCGGGCCTGCCTCGCGAGACTCTTGCCCGTCGCCGGGCGCCCCGCGTTCGTGCCGTTGTTGCTCGTCGCGTCGGGAGTCGCGTTCGGCGTCAGCCAGTCGTCGATACGCGATGATGAAGATCCGCTCCCGACGGTGCGGCGCTTCAACATCGGACGCTCGTACAATCGCCCACTCCGCGTCATACCCTCGATCGGCCAAGCATCCGAGAACGGCATCGATTCCCCGAACAATGAGTCCTCGGACGTTCTCGATAACCACGATCCGCGGGCGAAACTCGCCAATGAGACGATCGAATTCGTACCAGAGCCCGGATCGATCCCCGTCCAGACCAACTCGCTTGCCAGCGTCGGAGACGTCCTGGCACGGGAACCCGCCGACGAGGACGTCGACACGGCTTGCGTATTCAGACCCGTCGAGCGTTTGCCGTCGGGCTCCCGCTCCCCGTTTGCGTCCGACGCCGCCGGCGTGAGCCAGATCGCCCGCTCCACCGTCGTAACCAGATCGTCGCCCCCGCTCCCCGGCCGGTTCCGCCTCGCGAGATCCGGACCCGACGACGCGTTCTTCGCTTCCGGCGTCGGCCAGTCGAACGGGATGCAGGATCCGGACGTCTCCATAGCAGGGAACGTCGGGCCAATGATGCCGGAGGACGGCTCGACAGAATTCGTCGGCCTCGCATTGCCAGAGGATCCGGAATCCGGCTCGCTCAAATCCGAGATCGAATCCGCCGATCCCGGCGAACAGCGATCCGACGGTGTACGGGTGCTCGACACGCGGGATCACTTCCCCTCGTCGGGATCGGCCTCGCCGAGAGCGACGAGGCATTGCCACTGCGCGTCATGAATCGCGGCGGCCGGGACGGCGAACGTTCCGCCGCAACTCTCGCACGTGAGCATGCCCTCGCGCACGTCGGCGCCCCGGTTCTCGCCGATATCGAACCCGCAAAACTTGCACGAGATCATCACCGTCGCGACGACTTCGCGATCGTCGTGTTCGCAGTCGGCGCGCTCCGTCGGCGGCGCTGCGCGGAGCCCGCCCGCCTTGATCCACGTGTCGAGCCGCTCCATTACAAAGTTATGGATCCGGGCCGCCCACTCCGCCCGCTGCGGCTCGTCGCCGCCCTCGCCGGAGACGTAGTAGATCGGCGACGTCGGTTCGTCGGCGCCGCCGTAGCAGTTCGCGTCGGCGTGATCGTGGAGATCGGCGAAGCTCGCGACGTCGGCGGGAACCTGCCCGGCCTCGACGTCGCGCCGGATCTCCCGCTTCGCGCGCGAGATCATCACGGAGGCGATCAGCCGATCGATCGGCTGCATGTTCGCGGAGAGCACGAGGGCGGCGTTAGTCATTGGGCACGCTCACGAGCACGCGGCCCACCGTCGGGTGGTTCACGTAGTGCCACGAGGCCCCGGGATGCGAGGCCGTGAGGCGGGCGACTGTCGCCGCCTCCGCCTGCCGACGCGCCGCGATCGATCGCTGGCAGTCGGCCGAACGACGCGCGAGGAGCGCGTCTGTCTGTCGGTTCCACTGGCGCCGCTCGCTCGTCGTGAGGCCCGCGCCGTACGTGGTACGTGCTGTCTGTCTGCTCATGGTTTCGCCCTCGCCCTGCTGATTATGTGGGAGTGTGTTACGCCGCGACGACGACGCGCCGGAGTCCGAGCTTGTCGAGGATCGGATCCGAGAATTCGCGACGGCCGTTGAGGATGTCGCTCAGGTACGGCCGGGAGATTCCGAGCGCGTCGGCGGCCGCTCGCTGCGTCTCGTGCTCGCCCACGAAACGCTTGAGCCTTTCGAGCGGATCGATTTCCTTCATTGTGCGATCGCCTCTCTCTCTACGTTTTCGATCGTCCAGTCGGCGATCAGCCATCCGAGCCGGAGCGCGACGAGCGTCGCCTCCGTCATGCTGTCGAACCCGCCGACGTCGCCGCGCGTCCGATGCCGGATCGTGTAGGCGACGATCACGAGCGCCGTCCGTTCGCCATCTCCGCGAGGACTTCCGGCGAGACCGGGATCTCGTCGGCGAGCGCCTCGCGAACGTCCCGGCCCCGGAGCGCCGAGCGCGGGATCACAATCTCGACGCGGCGGTTCGTGAGCCACGGCCCGGCCGGGCGCGCGATCGCGTCGTCCATCGTTCCAAGGTAGCGGCCGCGTGCGTCAGTGATCGTCATGTAGAGACGTTAGCAGAGTAGCTAACGCGTGTCAAATGGGAGGCGGGAGGCCGACGAGGACCCGCGAGGATCCCCGTCGGTTTGAGGCGGGAACGATCAGGACTTGGAATCGGCCGGGCGATCGCCGTCGGCCGGCGGGAGGTTGTCGGCGGAGCCGTGTCCGTGCGTCGAGTGACCCTCGCCGAGATCGGTCTGACGCTGCGCGGTATCGACGCCGGGCCTCGACGCTCCGGCGATCCCGCCGTGCTCGACGCCGACGCCGGCGGCCGACGCGACGGCGGGATCGACGGCGACCTTTGCGCCCTGGACGATCTTGACCGTCGCGACGACGTTATCGATCCCGGTGCTCGCGACGGCCTGGATCTCCGCCGTGTCGAGCTTGACCTTCCCGGTAGCGTTCGCGACATCGACGCCCGCCGCGAGGATGCTCATGACGTGGCGCTTCTTCTCCTCGCCGCTCGCGCCCTTGATCTGCTGCGCGTCGCCGATCGCGCCGACGATCTTCGGGATCAGATCTGCGGGGATCTTCTCTCCGCCTGGCGTCGCCGCCAGAATGACCGGGCCGATCTGCGCGACGACTGCGAGGAATTTGCCGAGATTGAATTTCATACGCTCTGCCTCCTGTTGACGGGATGATACCGCGAACCCTTACCCCTCCGCCTGCTCGAGCGGTAGAGGCGGCGCGTCGTCGCGGTCCTCGACGACGCCTTCAAGCTCCTCGACGTCGAGGCCGGGGAGCATGTCCTGCGAGAGCCGACGCGCCGCGATCTCACACTGGCGCTCGTCGACGTCGATCCCGATCGCCTTGAGCCCTCGACGCTTCGCGACGACGAGCGTCGAGCCGGAGCCCATGAACGGATCGACGACGAGCGCGCCGGCGGGAACGTTCGCCATCGCCCACTCCATCACGGCGAGCGGCTTCTCCGCGAGATGATGCCGTTTCGAGACGGGCGGCGGCGAGTACTCGACGGAGCCGAGCACCTCCGGCGGATCGTCGTTCTCGAGCGCGCCCGACGGATAGAGCCCGTTCTCGACGAGCGAGCCGTTCGATCCCCACGGGAGAAACTCGCACGCCGACGAGCGGCCGCCGTCGCGCGGCCGGCCGAATTTCTTCGACCATACGCCGACGCCCCTCCATACCCATCCGCCCGCCTGGATCGCGTCAGTGATCGTCGGGAGTTGCCGCCAGTCTATGAACGTCGCGAACGTCGCGCCCTCGATCGAGGCGCCGCGCGCCGCGCTCATCCAGAGCGAGCACTATGCCAGGAACGCCCGCTGATCGCGATTGTCGCCCGTGAACCCGATCCCGGCCTGCTGACTGCTATCCGAGCTCGCGTACTTGCTCAGCGTCGAGAACATTCGATCGCCGCGGAACGCGCCGCCGGAGGAATACGGAACGTCCGTCACGAACGCCCCGACGCCGCTGAGCGTGTGGAGCACCTCGAAACAGTCGGCCCGGTAGATCGTGATCCCGTTGTGTTCGTAGTAGGGAGCGGGAGGGTTCATTTTGAGGAGGGTATCACGGAGCCGTCGCCCGGGCCCGGGCGACGACACCGGCGAGGCGTCTAGCGTTGCCCGTGGATGATGTACGCGACGGTCGG